CCTACGAGATAAATCGTTTTCGGATATATCGGTAGGTTTACCATCTAATGCAAACAACTCTTTGAAATGAACTATTGCGTAATGACCTCTTTTATGAAGTATGTGGCAAGATTGGTATAAAATTCTGTCTTTTTTAGATGCTACACCAATTCGTGTTAGTGTTTCTCTAATTTTTAGAAAATCATCTTTTTCTCTTAATATAACCTCAACACCATATCCTAAAAAAATATCTACATCACTCATTTATTATCCTTATTATTTTGGTGAAATATTCTTTTGTTCAAATTATTTTTCCATGGCAACATTTGTAGATTTGATTTTGAAGCACAATCTTCAATAGAAACGCCAGAATAAAAACATTCCGAAACACCTTTTATGTGGTCTAATTGATAACCACCATCAACCCCACATAAAGTTCTTGGGTAATTATTAGGATTGATTTCATTGGTATATTTAGAATATTCAATTTCTGTCAGCCACCGAACTTTTCTACAATATTTTTTATATTCATTTGTTTTATATTTTCTTTTAATATCAAATTTTTTAAGCCATGCATTTAATGATGATTTGTTTTTTATATCTAATAATTTAATTATATCGTCATTACTATATCTAGCATCTACCAATTCTTGCAAAGTTTTAGCATCAAGATTGTATTTTCTATTATTACCACCACCTTGAATTCGTCTTGTTAATCCAAAATGGTCTATCCATTTTCTAATTCTTAATTTATTACAACTATAATAATCAGCTAATTCTTGTTGAGTCATATTTTTATAAAGCGCAGAAAATTCTTTCTTGTCAGGATATTGTTTATATTTAATTTTATTTGTCATATTTAAACCTTTATAGTATATTTATATTTATAATAAATGTACTTTTTAAAGAACTATTTTTTAACGCCACCTTTATCCGTTTTAATTTTAATTTCTTCAATCTGTTTATCTGTCAATAATGACAAAGCCTCTTTGGCCTTTTGATTTGAATAACCAAAATATTCTTTAATATATTCCAAATCTTTATCAGTAGTTGATTTTTGCCAAGGTTGAAATTTTCGTTTCATTGGCCGAATAGAGTTGAGAAGATACTGATATTGAAGGTCTTTATCTAATCCTGGATAACAATTCAACTCATTAACATAGAGAACACAATCAAGATGGTAAGACAGAGCACGATTAACAACAAAAGGAACGTAATCTTTATAGTCCAATTCATCTTGAAATGGGTTTTTTTTAGTTTGAAGTATTGACGGAATTACATCTTTGAATAAATCCGCCATATTATTTCCATTCCACATCAACCATCAGTTCAACTAAACAAGCCATAAAATTAATTTCTCTGTCAGAGCAAAAAGCATTTTGATATTGATACTTAGCTAAAATTATTACAGCTTGTGGTATAGATTGAGGTTTCATATTGTCATACATTGAGTCATATATTTTTCTGAATAAAATTGAAGTATCTTGGTCAGAGTTATTTGTTACCCATTTACGAACGGAAGCAAAATCTTTTTCTTTTAGTCCTGAAACCAATGCATCAAGCTGAACGTCAGTAACATTATGCAAAATACCTTTATCAATGACACCAGATACGGAATATCGTTGAAGTTCATTGAGAATTCTCCTATTATCTGGAAAGTGTTTGGTAATTACAGCAGCAACTACTTGCTTATCATATTGGATATTTTCTTGTTCAAGAATCCACTCAACACGTTTGAAGAATTGAGCAGCCATCTTTGCCTTGTTACCATTAATCTTGAAGTCAATGACCGAACACCGAGAATGGATTGGGTCAATGATTCGATTCTTAAAGTTACAAGTGAAGATGAAAGAACAGTTTGAGGAGAACTCCTCGATTGCACCACGCATTGCAGGTTGCGTTGAATTAGGATTTAGATAGTCCGCTTCATCAATGATGATTACTTTTCTGCCACCAGCAAGAGAAATCGAACTAGCATACTGTTTAATCTTAGTACGAAGGACATCAATACCTGATTCATCAGAACCATTAATAACAAGATAGTCACAACCAACTTCTTCACAAAGTGCTTTTGCGATAGTTGTTTTACCGACACCTGCTGAACCAGAGAGAAGTAGATTTGGAATCTCTTTTTTATTGACATACTCTTGGAATGTGGTTTTTATTGCATCTGGTAAAATACAATCTTCCACTTTTTGTGGCCTGTATTTTTCACACCAAAGAATCTGTTTTAAATCACTCATAAAATCTCCATAATATAATACAACTTAAAAATTACTTCAATTCACCTTGAATACGACCAACAACTTCAGTAAATGATTCAGTAACAGCAATGTTACCATTTAATACATTGATAACTGTAGCATCTAAACCACTTTTTTCATCTTTAGTAGTAAAGACACAAACAACGTGTTGCGGGTTTACTGAAACTGAATTACCGTTTGTTGCATCTGTAAAATTGATTAACATAATTATCCTATCTTAGTGTGTTTAGCCTCAAATGCTACCCAATATTGAATATCATCTTTGGTATTTTTGAAATGTGCTACGCCTTTGAATGAAATCTGTACATCATAACTACCAGGAATCATTTTAAAGTTTTCTGTATTGAAAACAATTTTGTATTTGCCAGTAGTTTTTGTTGTATCAATACCAATTGAATTTTCATGAGCGGAATCATTAGTTGCATCAAAAGTTACAATTTCAACCGTATCGCCATCAGATTGTACGGCAATATGTGGTGAAGATAATACTTTTGCAGTATCCATCACTAAGTTATAATCAGCGGCAGATAAAGTAAAAGAAACATCGACTGTACCCAATGTGATATCTCTATCTGGTGCTTTGACAATCATTGTATCAGCACATTTACGATATTTGATTTTGTTACGACCACTTTGAAAAGTAATGTTTGCATCATCAAAACTAAGTTCTGGTTTATCTTTGAATAAAGAATTAACAGACAAGAATTGATTCAAGTCATACACACAAAATGTTTCTGGAAAGTCATCAGACAAATTAGCTTCTGCCATCAATGCTTTACTTGTAGAAACAGTTTTAATTTTTTTACCTTGTTTAAATTCAAGGCCTTCATTGATAGTTGAAAAGTTCTTCAACACATTTAAGGTTTCATTTGATAGTTTCATTCACTTCTCCATTATTTAAAAAAAATATATATATACTACTTTAACATAAAAAAATATAAATGTCAATAGTTTTAACATTTATACCATAATTAATATTTATAAATCTGTGTTCATATAAATACATACATGAACGCAATTAAAAACCAATTATACCTAACTCGTTATTCGAAATTCATCAATTCTTGTAAATTGAGGACTTATATTGGATATACTGAAAATCACCACATACTGCCTAAATCCATGGGTGGTTCTAATGAACCTTCCAATATAATTAAACTTTCTGCTAGAGAACATTTTATTGCACATTGGATGTTATGGAAAGCATATCAAAATAAAGAAATGACTTTCGCTTTTTGGTCTATGAAAATGAGTCCAAAAGGAAAAAGAACATTCAAATTAACTTCAAAAACATATTCTATACTAAAAGAACAACATTCAAAATTACAATCCGAAAGAATTAAAACTTATAATCCTATGTTTAATCAAACAATTAAAGACAAATTAAGAAAGTCAAAAACTGGAAAGAAAGCATCCGAAGAAACCAAATTAAAAATGTCTATTAAACGAAAAGGTATTGAAAAATCTGAAGAAACTAAATTAAAAATGTCGTTATCTTCAAAAGGAAAACCAAAATCTGAACAACACAAAAAATCTTTGTCAAAAAATCACTACGACTGTTCAGGTATCAACAATCAGATGTATGGTCGTAGTGCAATAAAAGAAAAAAATTTAAAATGGTATACAAACGGATTAGAAAATAAATTTATACCGGAAAATACCCAACCAAATGAATGGTATAGAGGCCGAGTAAAAGTTATTTCTTAATGTAATTTTCCCATTCTTCATCATCAAATAAATCTCTCTCTAAAAGAAACATGATACAACACATAGCGTGTGCTAGATGATTCTTACCTGTTTCTTGGTCATTTTGTTCACCTGATTTCCAAGCCCATAAATGTCTTTGTGCGGCATCAAAGTATCTACGCTTGGCATCTGGTACTTTTTTCCAATTATCTGGTTCATACTTCTCTGCACCAAAAGTCAGTATCCCTACAATTTCTTTTAATGCAAATGGTGGTAGTAAACCATACTGCAATTTACCACCATCAAATTTACGACCACCTGTGGTGGCCGTTTGTGATGCTTTTACTAAATTCATATAACTTGGTGCAGTAATACTTGCTTTAATTTCTTCTTCATAATCGTTTACGGAAGATGAACCGCCAATGACTGTCTTTTTCATCACATTTCTCCAACAAAATTAGCAACTGCTGGCATATCTCCTTGGAAATGATAAGTACCAATGTGTGATGTTTTCATCCAAGGACATAAAAAGATTTGTCCACCAATTTTACGCCACATTTGACAGAACATATAATCTTCTGATAGGTAACGGTCAGAACCACCACCAGTGATTGAATCTTTAGTGTCAATAACTGTATCAAAGAAAGCATGAATGTAACGTGAACCATCAAAGTTAGCTTGACCAACATGGTCTGGTTTGATACAGTTATTGACA